GTTCCAGTGATAAGATCAAAAACCTGGCCAGATAAGGTTGTTAGATTATATAAAGCAACATACCCGCGCTCCGCTGCCTTACAAAACACCGTAAACGTATACGGGATGGCAGAAGTGCTGATGTCTTGCCGAACTCGATGGTTGTTTGATGCGGTTGTATCTTCAACCAATTTATCAGCAGTAACCGTGCCGTTAGGGGCTGTTACAGCATTGGCCACCACAGATGCCCGAGCAAGTATCCACGCCGCGTTATCAAACTGCTCGCTGTAGGTCAGCAAATTATGCGGCGCATACTCCACCCGACCCGTCGGCCCGATGCGTGTCGCGTTGCTCGCCCGGCTGAAGGTGATGATGTCACTGAATGCTTTCTGTATAAGTCCCATGATTACCCCGCAACCAGATAGCGACCGTACCCATAGGCCGGGTCAGCAGTAGCCGCAATGTCATACTGCGGCTCAATGAAGTTCAGATCCAGGCTCACATCTGCGTAGCTGCCCAACGAACTGGCTGCACCCGATACGAAGTCCAGATACAGACTCGGCTCGAGCGTGAGCAGGGCGCTTCCAACATCCCCGCCACCCAGCCCCGCAGTAGCACTGCGCGGCAGCCGCAGATTGATCCCAATCTGCATGTCAGACCAGCCCAATAATGTTGGTGGCCGTCGTGCCTGTGGCCCACACTCGCTTGGCCATCACCGGCAGAACAGTCCCGGCAACCGCACCGACAAACGTCACCACGTTGTCCTGCGGATCGGTAATGCGCACGTTGCCGCTGCCGCCAATATAGAGCGCCCGCATCTGAGCAGACAGATCACTATCGGCAGGCGTGATCGCTACGCATTCCTGCGCAACTGAATCCGGCGTAACGGGGAAGGGTACTTGTGCCATGTCACTTTCCTTTTTGAGCAGCACGCATGTTGTCGACCAGATTCGGGTAGGGCCGGCCTGACTTGCGTGCCATCATCTGAGCCGCCTTCTTCTGCATCGGAGACAGCGGCTTCGGTTCGCCTAGACCCTTCGGCCTGGGCTTGTCCCAGACTTCTTTCATTTCTTCATTCCATACTCGTCGAGCTCACTCTCGAGCTCTGCGGCCATCTTCATCTCGTGCTCGTTGGGAGTACGGCGCCCGGCACGCTTGGCCATCATCTGCGCGACCTTCTTCTGAAAGGCCGTGGCCTTCATGGCTTTCATCTCTTCGCCATTCTTGCCGTTGGATTCGATCTCGATCTCGACTTTCATTTCTTCCTCGCCATGCCAGCTTCGGACATCGCAATCGCTACAGCCTGGTCGCGGCTGGTGACCTTCTGGCCGCTGGAACTCTTGAGCTTGCCCGCCGAATACTCTTTCATCACACGGCGAACTTTCTCTTGCATCTTGTCTTTCTTTTCCATCGTCACGCTCCTGACAGCATCGATCTGCTGCGCCGGGACACCGCTGCAAGCCTGGCACTGCGACGCTCACCCAGCTCACGCTGCAAACCCTCTTCTAAGCCTTTTCTGCGGGCCTGGAAGGGTTCCGTACTGAACGCTGCTATTTCGGGCCTTACAGGGGCTTCTGGGGCCACTGGCGCGGCTTCTGTGAATGCTGCTGGCAAGGGCCGTGGTTCATCAACCTCGACCTCGGTTCTGACAATCTTGTGGCCAAGATCCTTGCCAAGCACACTGAAGCGGGGCACCTTCTCTTCGATGACCTCGATCTTCTTGACCGTCGGGTTGGCAGCAATCTCAGCCAGCTGATCTTGGTAGGCCTTCAGCTTTGATGCGTAAGCCGCAGCCTGCGCGTCATAGGTCGCCATGTTCGACTGGTAGGTTTTGAGCGCTGATTCGTAGGGCGCCATCGTTGCAGCAGTCTGGGCCTGATAGGCCGAGAATGCCTTGGCCTGTTCACCCGTCAGTGCTTCAAACTGCTGCCCAAACTGTTTGGCAAGACGATCGATATTGCTCGTCCTGCGAGCAACCAGCCTGCGCTGAGATGGTGATATTGCGGTAGCCATTACTGCAGCATCCCACCCGTGCCAAGTTGAGTACCCATCACTCCAAGCTCTGGCGTCAGTCTCTCTTGAGAGAGCAGGGAACGTCTGCCGCCACGGGTACGGGCACGCAGGGCAGAGGCTTCTGATTGAGCGGCTTTGCGGCGCTCTTCATCAGCAGCGGCCTGAACCTCTTTGGCCTTCTGCTCCATTGCGAGCTTGTTCTCTTGGTACTGCGCCTGGCTGGCCTGGAAGGCCTGCCGGGCAGTCTGAGCCTGGGCCTCGATCGAGGATGCCTGCTGGGCATAGGCAGCAGTCTGACGTGCAAGCTCCTGGCGCATTGCCGCTGCATCTGCGGATTGCTGCTGCAGCTGGGCGATCTGCTGCGCCGTGGCTTCTTTACGGGCCTTGCGTGCTTCGCTGGCCGAGTAAGCAGACCCAGCCAAAACAGCACCAGCAATAATCCAGGGCATGGTCTAACTCCTGATCAAGACTTCATCCAAGCGCACCGGATCTTTCTCATCGGTGGCATGGATGCAAAACCAGATGGCGTCCTGCCGTGCTTCTATTCGATGATGCCGACCCGCCAAGATCGTGATCACCGCCGGTGCCTTGTATGTCACTTTGACGTTATCGATCTCGACCGTCACTTCACCACTGGCCAAGATCGACAGATGATCGTAGGTATGCGCATGCGTCACCGCAAAGTGCCCTGCAGGCAGCTTCATCTGTCTGGCATACACCCCGTCAGAGAAGTGATGCTGGATCTGCAGGTCAATGTCGATGGCACCCATGCCACACATTCTAGCGGTGCGTTTGAGCGCTGCAATTGATTAGATACCGTTGCGGTATCTTCTGATCATTCAGATGCCCTGAGGACAGGTAATTAGCCTCCTTGCAGGAGGTTTCAGGCAAAGGCCCCCTACCCCATAGCGCGATAGGGTAGAGGGTCGGCTTCAGGGCCCCGTAGGGCATCCACATGCCAGCTTTCGCTGCACCCTCGACTTGTGGATTCGGCCAGTCGCACGGACTATTCGGGAACTGCCCCCTAGCCTTTCGGCATACCGTGTACCCTTTTCTTCCGCGCAGCCGGGGTGGGCTCTTGCTCCGTGCGGAGTACGGCTGGCGCAGAAACGAAAAAGCCCTTGCAGCTGCCTCCCGGTCGAAACCCCAGGGAGACACTGGGGCGGGAAGCATGTGCAAGGGCTCTAACTGCTGTCGGTTTCGACGCCAACGGTGCGTACAGTACCCAAACCCCCCGGTGGCTGTCAAGCAAACACGTCAAAGTCGCTGGTTGCAGTGGCCTGCTGGATCATGGGAGCACCAGCCAAAGATGACTTGCGGGTCATTCTGTTGTATTCACCACCACCCAGCATGAGATACCCGAATGAGTCGCCAATGTGCGAGTGCTCGTTCTTATTAGGCGCGTCCCTGAAGCGTTCCTGGCCAGAGCCGATCGATACCCGTTTGAAGTGGTACCCGCCTCCCAGAGCCTTTCTAAGCAGCTTGCAGGAGCGATTCACAATCAACCCTGGCTTACCATTGACTAGCCTTTGCATGGGCGCTGCAGCGGCTTCTCGTCGAACCTTGAAGTCGTTGCTGGCAGTGGGTTGTGCTCTGAGCCCCAGAGTCTTCAGGAAGTCAAAGCTCGTGACCTCATAGATCGCATCCCTGGCCATGCCTGCAGGATCACCCCAGAGCATCACCTGATGATTGGGGTATCGCTGGTTGAGCTCTGCCAGCAGCTGCAGCCCGAACCGCTCCAGACCCATGTCAAACGTCACAATCTCGTGATGGATCAGCCAGCGGCCATTGGGTAGCCTTTGCCCGATCGTTGCTGCAGGGGTCAATCCAAAGTCCAGGCCGACCTGAATCGGAACCCCTGGTTCCACTTCGGTATCGCCTGACATGCTGGCATCGTCATACTCGGGCCAGACGGGTCTACCCTCTTGCACATAGGTATAGAGCCCTGCTGCGTAGCATCTGATCCAGTCCAGGTTCTTGCCCGGCAGCATCTGCTGGTAGTACCCAGCCGGCAGGTTGTTGACGTTCTCTGCCCGTGGGTTAGTCTTCCACCACTTGCCCGCAGCGAAGATATGGTCATTGGCCTCCGGGTTCTCCGGCAGATCATCCCCGGATACCTCGATGACGCCACCTGGCTGCTTCCAGAACTTCCAGCCCTGGGGCTTTTCCTTCTCAGCCATGTTGTGCCACCAGTGGTCGTCATCCATTGGGTTGGTATCCATCCAGATACCGTGCCAGGACGCGCCACCATCCCTCTTGGTAGGATACCTACCAACCCGGTGCGTTAGGCCGTCTATGACCGCTTTAGGCAGCTCCCTGGCCTCGTTTACCCATGCACCTGTCAGCTCGAGCGACAAGAGCTTCCTGACATCCTTGGGTTGATCCAGCGCCAGGAAGATCACCTCACAGTCGATGCCTGCGGCATCACCGCGGGCTGGCAGTCTGATGTGGTGGGTAATGGGTGGTGTCCAGAGCATGGGGCCAAAGGTAGCCTCTGGAAACAGATCCAGCCAGGTCTTGATGGTCGTGGTCTTCAGCATGGGGTAGCTGTTGCGTACCACGGCCCAGCGGCTGTACCGGATGTTGTCTATAGAAGAGGGCTTTTGTTTGACGGCCTGGATGAATATCCGGGCTGCGCAGGCGTATGACTTACCTGAGCCTACTGGCCCCATGATGCCCTGCACAAAGTTCTTGGCACTGATGAAGTCGAATACCACTGGGGACTCGCTGAAGTCCAGCTTCAGCCCCGCAGCACCAACAGCCTTTGCGCTTTGCTCTTTGGTCTTCATAGATATAGCGGTTCCGCGTCTGGTGGGATGTTCTTCCACCGTGCATCGTAATAGGTATACCCAGAGTTCTCGTAATGCTTACGCCAGGCCACGGGTTTACGTTGCTCGATTGCAGCGCGGAGAGCGGTGATTGCCGCATCTCGATGATGCAGCTGCTGCGGGTGTTTGATAGCGGTGTGATTCTCCAGAGCCTCCAGTGCCTGCTTCATCACGTCAATGCTCATGGTTTTTGCCAAGCCCTTTATTTTTCTTCACCCCATACCGTTGATCGTATGCACCCCATTTGCCATCAATAAGAATGTACACAGCGTCTGGTATTTCACCTGAGAAAGTCGAAATCTTCCACACGCTTGGCATGATGACTTGCGCAATTTCAATCGCACCACGCATATCACAGCAATTATTCTCTGGCATATCTAGCGCAATCTCTCCGTCCCCAAGAACTCTCCAGCTATTGAACGCACACATTAGCTTGCTGCTGTACGTTGCTACATCCTGCTTCATCACGTCAATGCTCATTTTGTTCCCTCGTCTGAGCACCGATCTGGGCTTTGGTAATTCTGGCTTCAACCACAATCTGATCGCATAACGCTCTTGCATCAGAGAATCTCTGGTCAACCATAGCCTTCCATACTTCATCAACCAGGCGCTTCAGTTCTGTATAGCCTTCAGCATAATCAATCATTTCTTCCTCTTTTCCTCAATGTTAGTAAT